AGTTGTTCCCCCACGGGGGAACGCAGTTGATGCCGAAGCACTGCGCCGGGTAAGCCACAGGTCCATAGTAGAAGACGTAGTGCGGGTGACCCCACCAAGCCGAAGCCGGGACACTGACCGCAAGTACCAGTACTAACGCTGCAATAAACTTTGAGAGCTTGTTCATGTGAACCTCCACACCATTAGATACGGGAGACCAAACCACTGTTATCGTCGTTTCGTCGTTTCATTCTTTTCATCATTCTGCGGACCGCCGTCTCGGTGACTCCAAGCTCTATCGCCACGGCGATGTTGTTGGAAGCCTCTACTCGGCGTTTGAGTTCTTCATAGGATGGCCAAAAAGCCTTGCAATTCAACCCAACCCGGTCGTGCCCGGCACAGCTTTTGCATTTTTTAGACGGCTTGCTAACCCTCTTCCCGCAAGCAGAACAATACCGATAGATGTTCACCCCCCTATTATTCCTTCCCGTGAAAGTAGAACTCTGACTGTCGCAGTTAGGGCAAAGTAGACGCAAGTTGCCTATTCGGTTGTCGTTGTTCACACCATTGATATGGTCAAGACGGAGCACTAATGGTCTGCCGTTCCACTCAGGGAGAAGTCCGCACTCAAAGCACTTGTTCTCAAGCAGACCGTCGTGGAGCAACCGGCGTTTAAGTTGGCACCTGCTGTAAGGTGAATTTTCTACTAGAACGGTATCTAATGGTACAGCTTTGCGGTGCCCGCCTGAACCTTTCCTATTTCCTAGACCTCTGGGAATATGGGAAATGTCTAGACCATCTTCTTTGACCCTCCGAAGCACGGTATGGAAGTTCCCGCCGATATTCCTAAGACCGCAACGACTTACCATCTCCCTAATGGTTCTAGATGTGCGGACAATCTCCGTAAATTCCTCAGATGGAATAAACCAGATTCGACTACGTTTTTTTCTCTTTAGACTCATACTAAAGAGATACGAAGTCAAGGTACGAAAAATTATAAATTATTGAAAACTTTGGTTCCAGAGGGAGGACTCGAACCTCCAGTCTCAACGGGTTCAAAGCCCGGCGTGTTACCAATTACACTACTCTGGAATAAAGCTGGATGGGAAGGAGGGACTCGAACCCTCACAAGCATTTACTGTCTCCTGATTCAAAGTCAGGCGTGTTACCAATTACACCACTTCCCAATCTATGTCAAACGCATCAAAAATGGTGCATTTGGAAACTGGAGCCGGGTGCGGGATTTTAACCCACGTGGGATTTCTCCGCCTGCTTACAGGACAGGTGCCATCGTACACTAGGCTAACCCGGCTAACGACCGATACCACCACTTCTACATGCTCTACAAAATCTCTGGACTCCCGAGGGTTGCCACTTATTAAGATTGAACAATCCCTTACCCAGAAACTTTTTATGTCCATAGCACCATGCTTCTCCTTCTGGTGCTGTGTTTACATGATTAATTCTAGCTCTTTCTAGTTGTTCTCTTAACTTGGGAATATTCCTTCGTGCCGCCCTAATGTTGCATGACTTGTGAGAAAAGGCAATGTTACCTAAATCCCAAAACAGGTCAGGCGACATATCCAGCCAAGGTTTCTTGTGTTCAATAGAGAACTGAGCGGCGTTCTCAATCTTTTTGCCACATTGAAAGCAGCTATCCAAATTAAGTTGCTTCGCCATATGGAAAAGTAGTTGCTTCAACAACCTTCCACTTGCTGTTCCAAAAGGCATCCCCAACTGATTTCTTACCTTATAGTGGTCCATACTCCACCCCCAATAAAGGTGGAGATAGTTGAGAATTTGGGAATTACAGTTGTCTCCATTCTAAAAAAATACTCAATAAAACTTGGAGCCCAAGGTCAGAATCGAACTGACGACCCCTCCCTTACCAAGGGAATGCTCTACCACTGAGCTACGAGGGCTAAAAATGGAGCCGATGAGCGGCCCTGACCCGCTGACCTCTCGCTTACGAGGCGAGTGCTCTGCCACCTGAGCTACATCGGCATAGGGACGCCCCGAGGGCGACCCCAACTCCTCCCACTATGGTGGGTGAGCTAAAAACTTGGTCCAGTCGGGAAGAGTCGAACTTCCGTTGTGCGATTATCAGTCGCAAGTTCTACCGTTGAACTAAGACTGGTCTTCAAATTTCCGTGTCTTACAAGCGCACGGAACTTCCCGGAACAAGACTGGTTGCAAAACTTCAACTTTCCTTCTTCGTGAGGACGGTCTTTTAGCTCTTGATGGCAGAATCCGCACTCTGCTAGTTTACACGCCTCGGCTGTCATTCCACCATGTCGCTCCAAAAGTGCCTTACAGCGACGATAGTTTAAGGCATTGCGATTCTTCCCAAGAGACTCCAAGGCTGCGCCAATGCTACGAGTCTCAAGTAGAGCTACTAAAAGCCGCTCATCAGTTATTTCGTAATCGCCTTTCCTATGACCCCTTCCCCTTCCTTTACCACAGTATGTCGGCGTCTGGCTGTGGCAATTAGGGCATAGACCTCGAAGGTTCTCACGCTGATTATTTTGCGTATCCCCGTCAGCATGGTCAACCTGCAACGTCAGAGGAGTTCCCATCCACTCCTTAATTCCACAACGAGAGCAAGCCTTGTCTTGCTCAACGATAACCCGTTTCTTCTTGCTCTCAACGGTCAAGGAATCAAAATCCGCTTCCAACAACTGTCTAAGCTTGGTTTGGCTTGAGTGCCGACCCGCTCTTTCCCTAGCCTCTTGACTTACCTTATGACCATAAAGCTTAAGGGATATTTTTTTGTTCTTCTCCTTCCGATTCTGTGTTGAAACAAAATTTCTAGCACAAAACTCGGAACAGAACCGCCCTGACCCATACGACCCATCATGCTCTTTCTTGCACTTCTCGTTCTCACATTGAACCACCATTATAGTATGCTCCTATAATAGTGGTTCAAAAGTCCAATCTTTGGTGCGCCCGGAAGGACTCAAACCTTCGTGACTCCCCTATCGAGGGAGCATATTCGTCGCTATATGACAGGCGCACAATCTTAACCTAATATCCTCTTAATCTCTTCCTCAACTCTCTCCCGGAACAACGCAAAGTGCTGCACAAATCCAAGCGGTGGATCACAAGATCCGGGGAAGATATCCACTCCCTCGGGGACCCTGTCGTAGTCCCGCTCATGCGGAACCTTTCCCATATCCCGGACGATGTGAACAATAGCCGCTTTGGCTCCCTCCGGGCCGAACAACTTCTGCGCCTCTCTCACTCCATGCAGGTTATGGCGCATCCTGCGGTGCCGGGGGCCGAACTTCCAGAACAATCCATCGACCCACAGGTTGACATCCTCATGCTTATTGCCGAGGATGATTTGACAGTCCATGCAATGCTGCTGGAACTTCGCCATAGAACCCCCATAAAACACGAAAGCCGCCAGAAAGAATGGCGGCTGCTGAGTCTCGGCTTGGTCTTTGTTATGCCAAGCAGGCTCCGCCGCCTGAACTAATCGTAGTTTGCGTTTGTGTGTGCGGCATGGTGATAGTCAACATTGCGCTTCTCTTTGAATGTCCGGGGCGGTCGCCTAGCGTCCACCCCGGATGGGTATATCTGCTGTAATTCGCCGGGACCTTGTCCGAGTCCGCTTCGGGGTCTAACCTAACGGGAGGCCCTTTTAAGACCAGCCATTTTTCTGGGACAAGAAGGTTCCCGGTTAGGAGTAGAGCCGTAGCTCCCTCCTTCTATATAATACCACCGGTAGTCGGTTTTTTGCAGTTATTTCTTTCCAAGAGGCACAAAACCCGACATAGCTTTCTCGAAAAGACCCTTACTGACTTCCGCCACAGCGGCTACGGGGTCAGCCAGTTTCGGGTAAAAAATGCCCTTAGCATGATTGCACCCCATGATGAAACCCCGCACCAAAATGCTGTTAACCACCATATAATCCATGGAGGTAGGGTTGCAAAAGTACTCGTCAGTGAGTTTCTCCGACTCCTCTTTCAATTCTTTCGTGAGGTCATCCATAGTATCCTCCACCTACAGTATACCACGTTACGGACGATTTGGAAGGTAAAATTCTAAACTTTAATTTCTTCTCGCATCTGACGGATAAGTTTTCCAATTCGCAGCCACTCCTCGTAGGTGAAGTGGTCGAGCTTAGCTTTATTACAACGGGTACAACTTACTACCAAGTTATTTTTGGAATATCCAAGCGATGAATCCTTACGGTCAAGGTTTGTCGGTCCTTTCTTACCGACATTCCACTTCGTCCAAGAAACCATGTCCCCACAATAATGGCAGTTGGATACAACGGTATAAGAAATAAAATCAGCATATGAAAGGTCAAAAGGTACACTGCGTTTAGCTGCACTCTGACGCACCCTGTTATAAAGAGACTCGAATGGTTGTTTACGGCTTGAAAACCCACGGAAGCATCCACAACTTCTAACTCCATGTATCATCAGCAAGCTTGTTGACTTAACAACCTTGACTTTACCACAACCACAACGGCATTCCCATTTGGGGGGCTGACGACTGACCATCCTAAGTGCTATAAGTTTCCCGAAAACCCGCCCGGTTAGGTCTTTAGGGAGTACCTTCATTCCTAAATTACATCCACAACTCCTTGTTCGCTTGCCACGAAGGCTACCTGTTTGTATTATTTTTGTGGTTCCGCAATCACAGAGGCATAACCATCTTGTTTTTCCATATAAATTCTCAGCTTTAGATTTAACAACCAACTTTCCAAACCTTACTCCTACCAAATCAACTGGTCTTCCCATAGTGTAAAACCCCCATAAGAAGATGTGCGTAGTTATCTTTTTGTATATTCTTTACAATCTTGGCATTTGGAGCACTCAGCATGATACTGGAATCCATTTTCATCTATAGCTCTGCGATGTTCACTCGAATCACAGCCACAAATGCATTTGTAGCTGTCATCCACCTCGCCAATGATACGTTTAGCCGGTTCGTCATAAGGAAGAACATCCACTCCCTGACAGATGAACTTGCCCATGGGAGTGCTGAATACATCGCCCTCCCGGAGGTTGTCGTTGGTTTGGAACTCAGCGTAAAGCTCTCGATAAAGCTGTTCAGCCAGTTCCAGCCCCTTGACTTCGTTGTGAACGTTCAGCCACGTGTTGGGGGTAGGAACAACAGGAGCATCCTTAATTCCCTCGGAAAGCTCCTCGCCGGGTAGACCCATGACATACCAGAAGCCTTCCTTATCCTTCTTCACGGGGTATTCTCTCGGGGCGGACCCAGCAGCGGCTTCTTTCAGTTCGGGGATTGACATGTATTCCGGGTGGCGAACCAAAGCGGCGGATTTCAAGAAAGACGACTTAAAGTTAAAGGTGGGCATATTCTCCTCACTAAGGAGTTGGGTATCCATTGTAGTAGAGGTCTTTAGCATCCCACTCCCACAAACAAAGCGCTCCCTTGGCTTCCACCGGCTCAATCATTTGGGGATGAGCTAGCCGGAAGCAATACCTGCCCTTGGACCAGTCTCCAAGGCTGTACTGCACGTAATCCAGCGCCGGGGCGACCTCCGCTACCGGTTGGCAAGTCTCCACGTCCACAGTGCCAATGATACAGCCGAGGCGGAGCATATCCGGGTCCACGTCGTGCATGGCAAAGCGAGTCAGAAATGGGTCTATGAAACACCCATCGGAGTCAAGAAAATCCTTGAAGTGGTGCGCCGAGGCGTGAATGCCAACAGTCTGCCCCACAATCTTGCGGTTGGGTCGGCTACGGGTTTCCCATTTCTTCTCCCCGAGGACCACCAGACTTGCCCATGGTTCCCGGAGCGTCCAGACTTTCATGCCATCCTATCTTTCCGGCAGGGAAAGCCGCCTCATCCTGTCCGGGGGTCTCGTCGTAGGGCATCCCCCGCAGTTCATCCTCAATCTCAGATTCAACCGGAGCGACGGGGATATCCGGGAATACCACGTCGGGCGTCGGGTCCTTATACCCGTACATATCGCTCGCTGACCGCATACTGTGACCGTTGGGGTAACGCACGTGGTAGGGCGGTATCCGACTCTCCACAGGCGGGGTTTTCACCGGCTTTTTCAAATCTCGTGCCTGCCGGTCAAGGGACAGGAGAAGGTTGTTTACGGACTTGCTATCCGTGGCCTTAACGTCCCCCCGGTTCACGATGAGCACCGGCTTTTTGAACACGAATGCCATGCCAATATCAAACACGCTTCCTTGGCTATCGGCATCGTACCAGATGTGGACTTCGTCGCTGTGCTCCATGGCAAAGCGATTGTCCTCACAAATCTTAAGGGTATCTTGGGTCTGCAATGTGTCACGGGCAGGCCAGTGTACAGTGTTGCCCTCCGCCTTCTCTTGGAAAGCAACATACTTCGCTATCATTTCGGTCTGCTCGGGACTCGCATAACGCACAGGACAAATCAGGAAGATTCGCATGGTTTCTCCTTCTCCAAAGTTCTTTCCACATACAAGCACCAACCGCAAAACAGGAGGGCTAAACCACAAAAATCCCACCACGCCGGACCCATTTCGGTGATGCTGTTAAACCAAATAGTCACGTCGATATACCAGAAGCTAAGCACCGTTGCCGTCATCACCACGGTCCGCTCGAAACGAAATAGCGGGGAATCCTTCATGCATCTCCTTTTGCTCCTTAGTCCAGTGCTCACAGAACTCGGCAAGGTCCCAAAGGCAACTGGCGGCAAAAGTGGTGCCTGTCTCGGGATTAAAATTGTACTGCCGCCATGAGGCATAGTACTCCACAGTGCCGAGATAGTTCTCATGCTGCTGAGAAGAGAAAACTCCAAAGATTCCCGTCTTCCCACTGGGACTAGGTCCGAGATAAGAGAATTTCAGGTGTTTACCGGTAGCGGTCCAATCGGTTGCAAATTTGAGTGCCATATTCTTCTCCTAATTATATTACCAATTTTTGTCCTCTTTTACTCATTTTGATTAGATAATTTGGGTCAGACCACAACTCCTTTGAAAGCTTACTCATGCTAGCACGATATTCCGGGTCAGTCCATCGCTTTTTAGCCGCCTCCGACCTTCTAATTTGTTCTTCCGGTTTAGATAGAGCCTCACTGATTTTTTTACCCCTCTTTGCAAGTCGTTCGGAATCAGACCAGATTTCTTTCCCAATTTTACTTTTTTTAGTTACGACTTCTACTCTAATCTGTGATTTTTTTTGAATTTCAGATAGTTTATCCTTAAACTCAGGGTTAGACCACCTTCTCTTAGCAATTTCCGCTTGTTTAGAGCGTTCTTCATCAGCCCATCCCCTTTTCATGGCTTCTGATTGTCTGATACGAAATTCAGAATCTTCCCACATTTTCTTACTATGGATAGATATTTTTTGACGAGTTTCTTTGGAACATGGCCCCGTGAATCCTTCTCCTCCTCGGCAAATGTTATAACCATATTCAGGGTCTTGGGCTTTTAGAAACTTGATGAAATCTCGTTCGGTCTCGTCAAGTTCTCCTCGGGTTTGAATGTCAGAACGAAGGGCATGAATAGACCATAGGGTAGCTTGTGGGTACTTCCGCATGGCATTAAAAAGGTGGGATTTTCCGTTTTTTTGATGCCTTGCACCAGACAGTTTCGTTTGAAGATACTTTTTAAGGTTATTTCCCTTATGCTGACCGACATAATATTTGCCGGTCTTATGGTTAACGATGAGATATATGAACATGAACTTTTTCCTTATAGATACTTTAAAAAGTTCATTTTTCCAGTCGTCAACTGATTTTAATCCGATAATCCGGTGTCTGGTTCTCCACCGGACAGAAATCTTGGAAGATGGGGATGTGCAGGCGGAAGTTCCCCTTGAAGGTCAACCACCAACCCTTGAGGGGGTCATAGCCGCTGGCAAGCAGAATCATAGGACCGGCAGACTCGGGCGGCTCGGCCTCGGGGACGGCGATAACGTAGGTGCGGGCGAGATAGTAAGAGGGATTGTAGGGAACATTGACGAACTGTCCCCACCCCCGGCGCTTGCCTACGAACTGATTGAGGAATAGGTTAAACTGGGCGATGACCGAAAGGGAGCCGATGTCCACGGTTCCCACCCCCCATGGGGAGCCGGTCGCCATGAGAATCTGTTGTCCCCAAAAAGTGGTGGTCTGAACATTCATCTGGACACGTTGCGTAGAGAGAACGACACGATAGCCGGTGTCAACTACGCCATCCGACAACTCCTGCCATTCTCCCAACTGCACCGCTAAGATGTTCCCCATGAATCTCCTACCAACTTGACCAAATCGTGTCCGGGGTCTCCATCAGCTTCTCCAACTCGGCACGGTTCCGGTGCTCGTCGCACAGCATCCAAATGTGGCAATCCACTTCTACAAACCTGCTGGTCCAAGCCTTGCACACATCGCACTTTCTCTGTGTCCCGCTATCCTCGCCCTCACGGTACTTGTGGTCAAGCAGGTATTGCTTGTAGCACTCGCCTGCTTCCTCCTTCGTAGCGTGCCCATCGGTGTGATACTTCTCTTTGAACTTCCCATACCGGAGGTTATAGCGCTCCACCTCTCCGTCGCTGAACACTGACCCTTTCTTGAATTCCTCATACGGACGACAATAACCCCACGGGTGACCATTACAGGTGAAGTCCCATCTGCCGTCTGTTCGCTGTCGTGCCGTATAGTAGTTCATGCTGGCTCCTGTATAAGGAACCGAAAGGGGATAAACTCAATGGGGTTATTTTCCCGTTTCCTGATATTGTTGCCCATCACGGCAACCGTAAACTCCCAACCAGCATCTTGGCAAGCCCGACCTTTACGGATAATGAGGTCCAAGTCACGCTCAAACCACTTCCTTGCCTTGACCTCCACAATTGAATTGTGGGTAGGGAGAACCAAATCTGGGTGGTAGCGGCGTCTCCTTCCAGCCTTGTCCGTGTACCAGAACGATGGCTTGTTACGCCACTGGAAGTCCTGTTCTTTGTAGCCATCATTAAGCATATGGGTAACCACATATGGCTCATAGCCTTGGAGGAACACGATTGCCCCGGAGGGAAGGACGAAGACCTTGTGCTTGAAGCAGGAATCCACATTGCGCTGGAAAACATCGGGGTCTTGGATAGGCCAGTCAGTACCATATTTAGCTTGACTTGTCATATTTCTCTTCTTCAAGTCCCCACCAAATGTCCCATTTTCCATTCGTGTGGCATTGGCCTTTTCTAACACGCCGGGAATTTGGCTAATGTGGGTCACCCCGTGACGGGTCTGTAGGGTTTTTTTATACTTATTTTGAACCTTGACAGACCGCATTACCTGTTCAGCTTTGTAGCGTTTCAAGTTGGTCTTACGACGTTTGGCATCGACAGCGGGGTTCTTGGTGGGCACTGGGACACCATAGTGCTCCATCATAGTGGCAGTATATTTCGCTCGTCCCTTTTCAATCATAGCAGGACACCCCTGCCATAGACGGGAGCATGTCCAACGTGGTTTATAGGATTTATCAGAGTAAAACTTAGCTGGCTGGCCACAACCCCAAGCACACTTTTCGGTTTTTGAAGAAATCTCTAGTTCAATCATAACTTTCACCTCGTATACTAAATACTGTGAAAGTCATCATCTTGTAGTTTACTAAAGGACTTACCAAAAACTAAGATAAGTCCTTTAGAATCAACTAAAAGGAAAAAATCCAACTGAAGATTATATCTATTCCGGGAGGTAACAAAAGTGGAGGAAGTGTCTTATAGTTCAGAAGTATGACCGTCTGCTGCGATGCTTGAACTGTGGCATAGGAGGACGGATTGCCATTGAAGTACGGAGCGGTCAACATGGTGTAGCTGCCCATGTTGGCAATACCGCCGCCGATGAGGCCCATTTCCCGGATGCCTTGGTTGATGTTGTTGGTCGTGCTGTTTACCGTGGTCTGAAACTCCACGTTGGTGGTCAGCACCGCCTGCGGGTTCCAGTTACCGCTGCTGTCCTGAGTAACGAAGTTCACCCGGCTCAACTGCACACGGGCGAGCGGCTGGATGAGTTCCACCTGAGTGGCCGTTTCCACGGGTTGGGTAGTTGGTGCCCACGTGGGACTGCCAGCGCCCAATGCCAACCCCCAGACGCCCCATGCCGGTTCCGTAGCAGCGATGCTGACCGGCTGAGTCTGCGGCGGGGAGAGGTTCAGGGGAGAAGCACACGCCATGAACTGGGCAAAGAGCCAACTGGAGATGGACGTGATGATATTGTGCTCGGAGTAAAGGACCTCTCCGGTGTCCGGGCGGTAGACAGTGATGTTCCCCTTCTTTATCGGAGGAGGAACTTTCTCCCCCCACTTTCCCCGTGCAGCGGCATTAAGCTGTGCCGCCTGCTCCCGGAGCTTTACCAGTGCCGGACTCTCTAACCTTGCTTGGTTTTCCATCGCCTTTTCCCTTCTTGGGGGCTGCCTTCGCACAAATCTGCTCGATAAGCTTCCCCGAATTCTTGAACAGAGCTATAACCCCACTATGAAACTCATGTGGACTTTTTGTCATGTATTCCCGGACCTGCGGGAGAGTGAACCACTCCAGCCCTTCGGTCTCCCATACGGCATCACTTTGAGGGTGGAAGTCAAATTCCTGCGCAGTCTCGCCGATGAAGTTAAAGTAACGAAATGTCCCACTTTGGAACACAAAGGCCGGGTGGAGAGTCATGCTGCCGCTATACCCCGTCTCCTCTCGAAGTTCCTTCTGTGCGCTCTCGCCGGGCTGCATATTCTCTTGGATGGCTCCGCCGATAGTTCCCCAGCATGAACCCTGTTGGACCTCGGGAGACCGCCATGCAAAGCAAATACGACCCGTTGTAGTGCAGACCGGGAGAATTCCCGAGGCTCCGCCGCCATCACCGGCCCAGAAGCCCTGTTCGTCGTAATAGTCGGCCCTGACCGCCTTTGCCAAGGGCATAGGCTCGGAGCCGGGTTCGGTAACTACGAGATTTGGTTTCTCTCCCGGACTACCAAGCTCCGGGTGTTGGGCATAGTATTCATCCTGTTTGCCCGTCCCCCACGCTCGCATCTCATCGACCCGGAGGAAACGCCCCATTTTTTTCCTTCGTTCATCCGTGGCATCCTGATTCCATTTGATTTTAGCCGCTACCGCCTCGGGGGTTACTTCCGTGGTATCCAAAACGAGAGTTGACTTGGTAGCGGCGTTATCGAAATAAACTATGAAACCGCCCACGCCGTTATCTCCAATGCCCTTCCATACGCCTCCACCGGCCCTTACAGCGTCTTTATAGGCTTGGTTGGGGTCATCTCCCTTCTTTTTGTACTGCATTTTCAAAAGCTCATTGTGGAATCCCGGCCCCAGTGTTAATGTGCCCTTGGGCTGCCCCATGTTATCGTAGACCACGAGATACAGGGGGAACGGCTGGCTCTTGATGCTCTGGAAGCGATAGCGCCGGATAGCCTTGAGAACATCGTTCTTGGAGGGGTTGACCGGACGCTTGGGGACAATCTCCACCCGGCGCTGCCGGGGGCTGCGGTCTACCTTCTTACCTGCTGTCACCACATACCGCTGAGTCTCATTGATAAAGTCCGCAGGGATTTGAAATTCTCCCCGCACGGAGCCAATACTGGGGTCCTTCTCCCGATTCTCCGGGTGGTCATTAGCGACCAAATCCTTGTAGCAGGCTAGCGTGAGGGCGTAAATTTTGGCGATGACTTCTTTCTTGTAGCCCACCGATATCATGAAGGCGGTCATCTCATCCAGCATGACCCCCAGTGCCTCGCTGGCGACCTGCTGGAAAGCTTGGGTCTCCTCGGGTATGGGGAACTTGATGGAGAACGTGGTAAACTTGGGAATTCCCAAATCGAGGACGATGGAGGCAGTAGGAGACAAACCTGTGTGCATCGCTGAGACCTCCAGCGTAGCGAACGTCGGCGAAATGTAAGCTGTCTTATTCATCTGTTTAAGCGACAGGTAGTTCCCGCTTCTCCCGAAGCCAAGAAGCTTCAAAGGCTTCCATGACCCGCTCATGCCGGTCACTCTTGAGTATATTCCTTAACTCCTCCAACATGTCCTCAGTGATTACCGTATTTTCCACGTTAACTGGTTTATCGTCAACCCTATTGTCGTACATTGAACCCATCTCCTTCTAACTCTCATTGAAAATATTTAATATATCACCTTTGCACTCCCACACTGTGTTCTCCCTCGGAGCGAGCAGACCCATGGGGTTGTTGACATTCCAGTTGGCAACCTCTCCCGTGGGGGTGAATACGCCGCCAGCAACCCAACCAATTTGAATCCACTGACCGGGGTCCACAAGATAGTTGGTCCCGAGGCACTCCCACGTCACGGCGGTCGGCGGGCTGGTCGTACCATCGGTCACCGTTCCCCCCTGCGTGGTGGAGAAGGCCGGGGCGGTCATCCCACTAACTCCCCCTACTATAGCAATCTGGAGATTACCGTTTGGGTCGATGATGAACTGACCGGTATAATAGGTGGTCAGCGCCGTCCATGGGGCGATACCCACCGTATACATGCCGAAAGTGTTCCTGTAGTATGCTTGCCACACCGCAGGGGAGGGCAACAGCTTCCAATAAGCGTTGCTCGTACCAATGGTTGGCGGCTGATTGGTGTTGCGCTTAAGTGCCCGGTACATTTGGTAGCTTGGAATGGGAGGACTGGAGGTAGAGTACTGAACCAAGGCCCCCCGAGCATAAGTCATTCCACTGTTCCATTCAGCCGGGAGCAAAGTTGGCGGGGAGGTGGGGGCATAGTAGAGCGCCTGCCAATCCGCCTGAGATAGTGTCGGGGTCAAGTGCCTGCCGTATGCCGCCAAGGTGGTCTTGGGATGCTTGGGGTCAAACAGGGGCGCTACCCACAGCATCGGACCGAGCGGAGGATTTTCCACCTGTAGGATGATGATACGCAGGATATCGTTGATGTTGAGGCTGACGTTCTCCGCTTCGGTGAATACCGTGGTGAACTCCAATCCCACATGGGCGGGCTTGGCTAGGTCGATAGCCCCGTAAAGATTCTGGACAATCTCCTGCAATTGGGTAAGACTGAGGACGTTGTTTAGGGGGTTGTTTCCCCCCACGTTCACCGATACCTGAATGGCATTGCGGTCGGACTGGTCGTAAACTCCCTGCCCGATGAGCTTGTAAAGCTCCACCACCTGCACGGTCTTTCCCGTGTAAGCATAAATGACGGCGGCAATAGCAGCAGTGGTTGCCCCCATGCCATAGGCATTGATGAGGTCTACCAACATGTCCCGGTAGCCCACGGGATTATCCAAGGCCCCGAACCCGGTGAAATCTCCCTTGTCATATTGAGCCGGATATGGGTAAGCGCTCTTGATTTGAAGGGGGGCGGCGTCCCGGCGCTTGATGTCGGGAGGAGTGAGGTATTGCGGTTGAATTCCGAGAATGTCATATTGATAATCATATTCGAGCTTGGCAAGTTCTTGTGCTATCACCCGAAGGAGATATCCCCACTGCGGCTGGTCATTCCTCGGAAGATAGTAATTAGCGGTTGCCTGCAACAGACCGAGCAGACGAGCATCCTCGAACAAGAGGAGTGATTCCCTCGGTAGCAGGTAGAGAAGGTCGGGATTGTTATTGGTCGCCATACTAGGCAGCCTTAACTACTATAGCCTTGGGTTCCTTTAATGGGGAGGAATAACGATGCTCACCCCACCATTGTTTTTTAGCTATTCCTATACGAGAGTTTTTTTGTTGACGAATAAGCTCATTGAGCTTAGCATCGTCGGAATAACCCGAGATTTTCCAAAGTCTGCTGGCTGTCATATAGGAAAATCCTAGTTGCTTGCTAATTTCTCTAAAAGTGCATCCCTTAATTCTAAGATTAATAACGTCGCCTATACGCCCCCAATACTTCTTTTTAGCTTCGGCGGCGTTATACCGATGAGTTTCAATCTTTGGTTTGCCTTTGAGTTTGAAGCTAATCGAAAGTTTATGTTCCATAGAAGGTACAAAACCGTCATGTCCATCTCCACCCCCAGTTATGTTATATCCAAAAATAGGATTATTAGATTGATATTTCCCTATGAAATATCTTTCTTGAGCGTTGAGGTCTTGTTTAGATGCCACAAACCCGGATAACAAGCATACTTCAAACGCCGTTTCTCCATACGCTCGAATAGCTCTATGAAAGTGGGTCTGGCTTCCTCTCTTTGCTTCTTGCTTATGCCTTGACCATCTTTTTGACGGGGTATTTCCCGAAGCCTTTCCGATATAAACTTTTTGATTTACTAAACATCGTACCAAGTATATAATCATACCTAAGTTCCTGATGTTAAATAATTTATAGTTACTCTCCCAGCAGAAAAATATTCCGTAGCACTCAATGTTATATCTTTAGCACTACTCTCACCCTCTACAACATATGTGACAAAGTAAGACTTCAAAGAGGGGGAGGTGGTATCCGCAGGGATGGTGATGATGACCTTTTGAGCATAGGCACTTTGATATTGCGCAGCAAGACCGGGGTCGTTGGTACCGATGATGTAGAAAGAGCCATTCTGTGACGAAACCAAGGGCGTGGCAGCGGTAGACAGGAAGTTGCTTATTGAAGAGGTACGGGCGTAAGCCTGACCCTCATAGAGCAATCCCACAAACGCTTCGGCAGGTCCGCCACTGGGCACCGTGCTATCCGGTAAAATGGGAACGGTAGTGATGAAACTGTGGGCGGGCACCGCTTGTCCGCTAAAGGCCGGGTCATTCGTCAGAGGAGTCCACAGCGTGCCCGTGGGAATAACAAAGCCGATATCGTAAGAACCATCCGACTTGGCGCACTTGATGAGTGGGATTCCCACCGACTTGACGCCACTTATCGCCTGCACCAATGAAACGATGCTGGACTGATACAGAGTTCCCGTAGCGCTGTCCAACGCTTGGTCAATGGCGGTGCGCACAGCGGAGTCTACTGTATCCGGTGAAATGCCACTATTGAGAGTCACCGTCAAGGTGATGTCGATAGGATTGGCAACCATGGCCTTGACAAGGACGCTTGCACCCGCCGCCTTAGTGATGTTTATCTGGTTAACCAAGATGGGAACGAACGAGGGATACTCGGTCGCAGTGGTGAATGCTTCGGTGTAGAAGTAAGACACCAACACCTGCCCACCGTCTGGGATGCGGCTGGTCGCATTGGTGCCGAGATTGCGGGCAATGGTCACTGCGCCGGATGTCGTGTCCACGTTAAGAACAAAGTCCACGTTCTCAATCATGACCTCGTAGGCGGGCGGGCTGACGCTGGTCTGATAGAGGACTTCGATATAGCGGCTGTCATGAGGAACTCCCGCTCCCACCAGTCCGGTGGAGTTGGTGAGGTTGATGGTCCCATCCGTATTGTATGCTGCCCCATTCAACGTCAAATCAAACCGGCCATAACTCTCGGGAAGCCACGTATTATACACAAACCCGTTGTTATCAAGGGAGTTTGCAACGCTGCCATTAAGGGTCTGAGGCTCCATGGAAGCGAAGCTGAGGTTCTCGTGCAGGATAAACTGATTGAAGCTCACCACGACTTGCTGGTTGTTCTGGATGGAGCTTCCGGTCGCTGTCCCCGTGTCGGAGGCAAAAGCATAATCGCTGTGATTGTAAACGGCAGTGAACTGTGTCCCATTGGAGCTTGCCACGGTCACATTCTGACCGTTAAGGAAAGAAGCGGATGTAAGTCCGGCAAGCGTGAGGGGCGCTCCTGCTCCAAAGCTGTTGATGCAATTTACGGTGAGGATGTTGTTGGAGATGGAGATACCTGTAATGGTCTTGGACACGGTGAGTGTTTTAAGGCCGTAGGTAGCGTAGCAGCCGACATAAGGCCCTGCGGGGGTGCCGTAAGGAGACGGCTCTGGCACCAAGGTGTAATCAGACCCGTTGACATACAGGGTAGACAGGTCCGAAGAACGGACTGAGAGGACATCCCCCAAAACACCACTAGGGTCAACGGAGATATCCATGGCGGTGCCGATGGTTACAGGTGTAGTGGTGCTAGCGGTGATGGTCACAGTGATGGGGGTTGTAGCGGTGGAGACCACCTGCACCATGTCACCCGCCTGATTAGACCCACCATTGAGCAGGAAGTCAGAGGTGTGTACGAGGTCCAACAGGGCCTCGGGGATGGTGCCGGTGAAATTCGTCTGCCCGATGACCGAGTTGACGTTGGTGACCGGCTGATTCGTGGGGGTATCCACGAGGGGAGACTGGAGCCGGGCATTCAGGAGATAGGTGCCGTTGAATCCCACGCCCTGCACGGCGGCGAGATTGCTCAGTGGAGCGGCGAGCGTAGGATAAGAAATTCTGACCTGTGTTGCCCCGCTCCCGGAGATGTAGTAGGCATTGGCGCTGGGATTAAGGATGATGTATCCGCCATTGGTGTCGAACTGTGCCTCACTGATATCAAGGAAGAAGGAGTTGGAAAGCCCTTGAACGAGAAGCTCCACTCCTTGGTAGAGAGGCCAATTAAGCGCTTGAAAGTTGGCGCTGGCAACCTGAAACTTGAGTAGGTTGTTGGTAGCCGACACGAGGGTGAGTGGAAGGTAGGTGCTGTATACTCCCGGAGCACTGGCATTATCATATTCAAACGATACGATGTCATCCTCCTCGGAGGAGGAAGTTCCCTGACAGTAAACGTCCACACAACCAAACACGTGCTTTTGCCGAATGTTATCCCAGTCACGAACCATCTCAAGGTCACCGGCTGCTACCACTTCTACCGCAACGATGCCCGGTGTGGATGCTGCCGTGGTGTAATACCCATTGCGGGTTCCCGAGTCCACTCCAGTAAACTGCCGGTTGACAATGCGAGCGGCGAAGTGAGAGTTGATTTCATCATCAACTCCGAAGGTAGCCGCCGCAAGGTTGGTGACCGACCACCCTGCCGGGGCATTGGAGCCGATAGAGTTGATAGTCCCCGCTCCCACATTGGTACTGGAGCCGGTGGTTTGGCAAGATGCCGGAACTGTAACTCCCCACCAACCATACACGGGGTTGTAAAATGAGGCAGCGGAGGATGGGGTGATGGAGGCCGAACCGGTAGTCTGGAAGTTAATGGATGGGGTAGAGGCGTCTCCTGTGGTAGAACAGATGATGCCAGTAGGAAAGGTGGTGGTCGTTGTGGGCTGGCTATAGGTATAGAAAGTGAGATTGACGACCGATGGTGTAGCTCCTCCACGAGTGAGACCCACAGACTGTCCGAGATGGTCGAATTGTTGGTCAATGAATGTCTGAGTATCGGCGGCATTAAGCCCATAAGCTCGGGCAATCTGCTGCTTTATAGGAGAAGCATTAAAGGTGTCACTAACCCCGTTACCACTTACATTATCTATCTGGCTTATTGCCGATACCGATTGGGCGCACCGTGAAAACCACTCACGAACACTCATGTTGCTGAGTTCAATCGACACTGGGTCGATAAGCAAATCTCTTATCTCCGAACGAGGAGTCAAGTCAAGGTCGGGATAAAGCTGAGTCATTTGGGTGATAAGCCGACCGGCGATATCCTGTTGCCGTTGAAGAGCAAGAAAATCCGTAGGGTTAGCAAGAGATAAGTTGACAAAACCACACGTAACCGGTCCGCTTTGCTGACTCTCAAACAGGACGTTATTGAGAGGGCTTTGAACAACCACGGATAGCATTGCATAAAACTGCGTGGCATTATTCACCGCACCGGGAGGAACATCCACGTAGTTATAGGTGTAGGCCACGGTACTGTTCGTGGTAGTTATGATTTCCTGTCCTGTAGTGGGGTCGTAATTAGTCACACTGTTGGTGTTGGTGATTTGCGTATTCACTCGGCTGACTTGGGTCAGAGGAACAACATCTCCATACTGAACATACGGAGGATTCACCCCGGCTGGGTCTGTGGACAACATCACCTTAACGCCGATAGCCCCAACAAAATTAGGCATGAGCCATTCTATCCGACAGCTTACCTGAGATTTATAGGCGTTTATTCCCGAAGGTGGGCCGATAACTTGAGCAAGGCCACTTTGCACTGGAACGATGGTAAATTGCACCGTGGGAGAAATGGCGTAGAAACCCACGTTGAGCCACGTGACATTTCCATCGGATGTAACTACGCCGGATGTGCCAGATTCCGGTGAGGGTTGCGAATAAGTCCCCGTGTAAGCGTAAATAGCCGTAAAACTGGTGGGAGTCACAGAAGCTACGATTACGCTCACACCGTTCAGGAAAGTGGCCTGCAAAAGGTTGTTAAAAGAAACGGTCATTCCCACGGAAAAATTGTGGTTGGAAGTAACAGTCAGCAAATTGTTGGATATCGCTATCCCGGTAACGGGAGCGGACAAATCCGAGGCTGCTCCCGATGTTGTAAACACCGTGGGTTCACTGCTTCCTGTGGACCCAGTGGAGGTGATAACCAACTGCACGTAGCCATTATCATCTACAAACCTATATCCCACGGCACGGGGAGTGCTGGCCTCCCAAGCCATCTGGCTGGGGTCGTAATTACGAGCTAAGAATTGAATAGAAGCATCCCCATAACCAACATCCAAAGTGATGCTGTCAGAAAACTGTGCTACCCCATTTGACACAGTGGGGGTAGTGGTGATTTTTTGAGCATAAGGAAGAGAAACCTCAAGACGCACGTAGGACTGCCCAGCCTGTATGACATACGGAAGAACAGAGGTATCCACCGACATGGCATTAATCTGCACAGGCGGACTGCCGAAAGTGATAACCGGCGTGATGAACGTGAGCGGACTTCCTACACTGGGCGGTATCATTGTTGATTCCCCACTAGCTGCCTAGACGATGTTATCGAAAACGAAACCGAAGACGGCGTAGTCTGATTGCCATAAGAAGTGACGGCGCATTGGGCGGCTACCGACGTTGGGTCAGGCATCGTTATCGAAATATTTCCTATGTCTTTAAGCATCTCCAAAAGGCTCAAACTCTGCACGGTTCTTTGAGCGGACTGAATGTTTTTGATATTCTGGAGCGCATCCATTATCTGTGAAGAGATGTCTGCTTCGGTAATGGTCACCCCAAACTTCTTACCAATGTAACTCCGAATAGCACAAGTGAACTGAGGATAAAACGGACACGTAGAGGTGAGAACGAACTTCAACACCTTCTGCACCAACTTGTTCGTATCCCAAACTCGCTGCATGGTGCCATACGGAGATATCACAAAGTCATTAAGCTGCCCCGTAGCCGAGCATCGGAGGCAATAATCTTGAAGGGTGATATAACTCACCTCAATCAGGGGAACATACCACCTCACCGGCTTGATGAACACTATTTTGTAAAACTGAGCGCTGGTGTTCAGCCGGTTCTCATCCGGGAGAATCTGATAAGCATAGGGATTGTTAGCTCCCGGCGTTGGAGAAGCCAACTCCCCGCTTATGTAAAGTTGTACGACCTCCTGACCGTTAATCGGAGCACGCATGTTCAAAGCCGGATTTGACGCTAAGTGCAACGTCATAAAATCTGTAGTATCAATTACATACCTCTCCCCGTAAATCGTATGAGGACATGCTTGGAGACCGGTATTGAAGTCATAACTCATGATGTCGAACCCGTTGTTGGTGTTATAACCCCCCTATCCACGATATTGATGGGAGTGGTGGGCTGACTATGATTGGCCTGCTCCAACTCCCACTGAGTCATGTCATCGGCTTGATTAACTCGGGCATAGGGTTGACCTTTGTACAAATTCGCCGAATTGACATCATCCACTAATGTGATTTGATACTCCGGTTTTGCGAAATAGCTGTTAATTTTGGTAAGCAGTTCCGGCAATGTTCTGGGGTTGACTCCCGTACTATCTGCTGGAGAGTCTTGCAAGAAGTCGTTTGCATATTGAGCAGCATCTTCGTTCTTTTCAATGAGACACCGCACCTGATTCATGTAAAAGACAGCATCATCCTCCCGTTCATGAATATACTGCATTCCCTTTTTTATCCGGCTGACCATAACCATAGGGAGATGGTCATTCCCCACGGCATAGTTAAAGTGCCCATTTTCTCCTGGTTTCCACGAGGGCTTTTTGAATGTGGGAGCAAGGCTTTGATTGTGAGAAGCCGGGTCCTCGGGATAGACGGTGGAGTAGTACTGCTCAAGCACCCCCGCCGTTTTACGAAGTTGCTCCGCCCGGATACGATGGAAGGTGGAAATCGCCGCCACATCTCCCGTGCGGTTGTTGACCCACTTTTGGAAGGACTGCCACTGGGAGAGAGCGAAGTTCCCCAGCCAATGGAAGGGTGGTCCGGCGTATGAATATTTAACAGGTGCTACGGCTGCCATATCCTCCCCTAACTGTAGGTTCCGGTTATCGTAGCCACATTGCCACTGATGTAAGTGACGGGCTGGCTAACGATACTGGTCCCATTTAGAATGGTGGAGTTGCCCTCGACCGTCATACTCAGCACCGTGGAAATAGTCCCCGTTCCACTCGGGAATTGGGCCTGAATCGTCCACCCTGTGAGCCAACCGGCGAGTGCCCCCGTACCATAGTTTGGATTGACGGCGATGACTGAGACACCGTTGGTGAACGAACAGCTTGAAACCCCTATCGAAGAGGCTACTCCACTTCCCCCTTGTTGCTGCGGGGAGATGGGCTGACTGAGGGTCACCACAAAGTTGTTATAGTTCGGGACCGTATAGGTAACCGAGATATTAACACTTTGAAGTTGCAGAACTGCACCGGTTCCCGGCTGTTGCGAGCAGGATAGGTATAGAATGGCTCCGAAACCTGCGCTATTGACGATTGCCGGGGTAAGCCCTGCGGGGCTGTAGAAGCTGAAATCGTGAACAACATTCGCACCTTCTTGGGTCTGATTGATGGTAGAAGCCGCCCACCCCAAAAGGTTTATAGTAGTGTAAGCCCCACTCGTTCCGGCTGATTGAGTGAGGTAAACGCTGACATCCACATTAATGACGGTAGCGTTGCTCGGAATATTGAACCCAAGATTAGTCAGGAGCAGGTTCTTGGCGATGTGGGCATTGCTGTTATTAGAACCGTAGAGGGTGATGGTGTCTTGCCCACCAGAGCCGAGATTTCCATAAGTTATCCACCCCACGTCGCCGGAAACGTTAGTCTGTTCCACTTCCGAGTGAGGCAGGAAAGGACCACCCGTGTTGGTGGTGTAATTCAAAGGTGGAATGGTGACCGAAATCGGGCTGACAGAGGACACTGTGGGCTTACAGAAGTAGAGGAAATTAAGTCCCAACTGCTTGCCTCCACCGGAGCCTCCCACAGCAAACAGGTCGAAAGATTTGTTGCTGCCCTGATACCAAGCAATGTCTTGGTCGGATAGCGTCATGGAGTTTCCCGCCGAACCGGATACTGGAGTTCCTCCATTGTAAGAGAGTTGGAAATTCGGATTGGTGTACCCAAAACTGATAAGTCCCTGATAGTTGTTGTTATCCCCGGACAGAGTAAAGTCTGTCGTGGCGGCGGTAGCAGCATCGGGGGTTTGACTGTTGTATCCTTGGAAGTCAAACTCCGGGCTGCTGGGGTTGTTATAGATGGGCAGTGTGGCGCTAACTCCCTGCAAGAGCGGTACGCCGTAGGACGGAATGCCGCCGCTGGTTACAGTGGTACGAAGTGCCCCATTGGTGTAGACCGTGTAGGTAAATGTAGCGGAAGCGTTAACCCCTCCCACATCGGTTACAGTGATGGGAAAGCTGCCACTTCCCGAGGAGAACGGTCCACTCAGGCGGATAAATGCCACTCCGCCACTTACCGACTCCACCACATAAGTGTATCCTGCGGGAGGAGTGGCACTAAGCTGACTGGTCTGTGTCGCAATGACCCCAAGAGCCACAACGTAGAACGACTTGTTTGTACGGGGGTTGATGGTGTCAACGTTGCCGTTTGCCACATAACCAAGAGAGCCGAGTGATAGGCCATTAACGTAGTCGATACCGGTCTTAAGGGTGAGACCGACAGCCACGGTGAGACTGAACTGCTTCTGGGTAGTAGAACCAGCGTTGTCCGTAACCTGAACGGTGAACGTGTAGGTTCCCGGTGCCGTGGTTTTTCCAGAAAGTATTCCCGTGGAGGAGTTGAGAGTCAGGCCGCTAGGCAAGGCCCCGGCGACAACAGTCCAAGAGTTGTATGGAGCGGAACCTCCCGAAGCGTTGAAGGTGACGGAGTAAGTAACCCCGGCTGTAGCCCCTGGTAGAGGTGAGGAGTTAGTAATAGCAAGGGTGCTAGCGGAGATGACCAACTGTAAGGGAGCGGTAATGGAGTCTGCCGGTGACATCCCATCGGAGACTGTAGCATTAAATGTCGTGTTTATCGCTGAGGCGGAAGTACCGGTCAGAAGACCCCCGGCGCTCAAACTGAAACCTCCCGGAAGACCCGTAGACGACCACGTGTACACGGGCGCACCGCCCGTGGGCGAACCTCCTCCAGTAGCGGTTAGCTGCTGACTGTAGGCAATGTTGATAAGCCCCTGCGGAAGGGGTGAAGTGGAGGTGATAGCGATGTTGGTGCCAGCAGACATATTAACCACGGCGGTTGCCAGGTGTCCACCAAGGTCTACCGCTTGGAAAGTAACGGGGTCAGAAGCGAACGGAGCACCGGTATAAAGACCGGTGATACGGGCCGTTGCTCCATTGTCAGAGGAACTGGCTGTAAGGGTGAGAGGCCCACCTTCTCCCACAAAGAGGTTATCGGGGTCGGAAATCACCGTCCACGATACCGGTGTAGTAAAGCTGCCCTGGACCGCAAGGGTACCAAGATAATCCACTCCCCGGTTGATGGGTACTACCCCGCTGGAGTCGATGGTCATACCAGAAAGCACGCCCACCGTGACAGTGAGTGTCTTATTGGCGGAGTTGGCAATGGAGTCTTGAACCGTAAAGGTAACGGACTGACTTCCATAGGCAATGTCTGTAGTGGTGCCGGAAAGGACACCGGAACTATTGAACGTGATACCAGTCGGCAGGGGAGCGGCGGGCTGCCATGTGTAGGGAGCAATACCACCTACCGCCTGTAACTGGAATGTGTAGGGGGTTGCGGCGGTGATGGGGGCAATGGATGTGGTGGTGATGGTCAAAGCACTATTTACCGTAAGAGTAATCACCCGGTGGGTAACAATACTGTTGCTATCAGTTAGAGTAAAGGTGACGTTAGCACTGTACGGCTCAGTCACTATACCAGAAGGAACGGTCCCGGACAGAACTCCCGTAGAAGCATTAAGAGTAAGATAGGGGGAAAGTGGGGCGGCACTGGTCAGTATATCACTTGACCATGAGTAAGGAGGTACACCACCATACCCCACAAGAGTCTGAGAGTATGGAACGGTCACCACAATAGACTGCAAAGTGCTCGTCAGGATTGTGAGCGGGGTGATGTACTGAATGGCGAGCCGCTGATAGAGATAGGAAGAGGACCCCGATGTGTCGGTAAGCTGAATCCACAAATCAAAATACCCAGCTTCGGTGGGAGTCCCACTCAAAGTAGCGGTGTTACCGGCAACAGCAAAACTTAAGCCAGCCGGGAGATGACCACGATACACCGTGGCGGATACCAAGGGAGCCGAACCGGAGGTAACAATGGTCCCTGTGTACGAGGTTGTGAGTTTACCCGTTCCGAGATGAGAAGTCAACGAGTTGCCCTTGGGGACCGTATTCCAATTGACGGTGATGGTGCCATGAACGTTGGAGGAGGCATCAATATACTCAAACACGGTTGCCGGGGCGTATGTGGCGAGCAAGTTTCCGTAGACTAGGCCCGTATTTTGGTCCAGAGATAAGCCGGTAGGTAGAGCAGAACCACTCTTAAGCCTAACAGTAAAAGAAGATTCTGGAGGACTACCAACGGGAAGCAATGAGGAGTTGAAATATGGGCGTTGGGGATTAAGTCCTACAGCGTCCCCGATGATGTAAGGGCGGGCAAAGTTGGTCACCACTCCGATGTCTCCCAAAGAGGCAATGTCATTGTGGGAGAGGAGTGAGAAGGTACGGATAATGGTTGCTACCGTATCTACCCCGTTGGTAAGAATGATGGGGACATCTGCTTCGGTGTTACCGTAGCTCGTGGGCGGGCCAGAGACTTCGATAAGTGGACCGGCGACCGGAGGAGACTGAGGACTGACGGAGGTGATTGGGCAGACTGTTACAGCCAACCCATTGGGATTGACAAAGTCACCACCGGGAACGGGGAAGTTATTATTCTGATTGAGAACGAAACCTTGGAAGGTGCCAGATATCGCCTCTGTCAGGGGGTTGGTTTCTCCATATCCCCAGATGTGGTCGAATGCCGCTGCGGTATCGAGAATGTTGTTAACTTCGGTCTGAGCCGTGTAGTAAACTTTGGCAACAACAGTAGCGGGTGAGGGGGTAGCGCTGTCCGTCACGGGGATAGTCAGGTAGTGTACTCCCAGCTTATCGTTGGGGACAGTTATCTGTGCTTCCACTACTCCGTCGATGAGGCTGAAAGAAGCCAAGCTAAGGTCATCGGAGGGGGAGTTGAGGGTGTAGGGTGGGACTCCTCCAAACACCGGCACATCAATCCTGAAACTCTGCCCGGCGTAGATAACGGATTGGTCGGGATTCCCAACCGTAAGGGCCGCACGAGATAGTGTTAACGTAAAGGTACTGGAGGCCAGTGCTCCCACGGCGTCCTGAACCTGTATCGTAACGGAGAACAGGTTGCTAAAGTCTGTGAGACTATAGGTGCAAGGAACGCCGGAAATCAATCCGGTTGCAGGGTTGATGGTGAGACCAACCGGCAACGCTCCTCCCTGAATGGACCATGTGAATGGCAGCAATCCCCCGGTGTTCACCATTTGCTGGGTGTAGGGAGTAAGAACCGTCGCATTAGCAATGGACGTTGTAGTGATGGTAAGATTAGTGGGGATAGTGAAAGTGAATGTCCCCTCGGCGATAAATGCCGGTGTGGTGCTATCCATCACGGAGATGTTGACGGTGAAGTTGCCTAGTTGTGTGGGAGTACCGCTTATGGTTCCGTCGATACTCATCTTGAGGCCGGGAGGAAGCCCGTCCGCAAACCAACTATAAGGGGCATTACCACCCGCTGCCGCCATCTTGAAATCCAGCATGGGGATACCAACATAAGAGTTGCTGGGCAGGGAAGCGGTTTGGATGCTGACAGGAGACAGTGTGCCTGTGCTGGGAACAACCTCTGTCAACGGCTCCAAAAGCTCCTGTGCTTGCGGGCGTCCTGAGAATGGGAACACGTCCAGCGCCATGGTGCCAAGGAGGCTGCTGGCATTGCTGTAACGGCTTGTAGCAACGAGAAGCTTGAGTTCGTTCGTTATCATGTCCCGGACGAGGCTGCGGACAATGACCTCAAAGGGCTGAGGTGCGGTCAGCACGGAGGTGTTGTTGACAATCTCGAATCCCTGTTCCCCGGCGACACCGAGGGTACCAGTGATGGAGGTTTCCGGGGCAGCGTTGTACTGCTGGTTCATCACGTAGACGCTGAAAGCAAATGACCGGGTGAGCTTAACGGGCGGTGTGTTGAGGCTGAAATCGTTAAGCACCTGCACAATAATGGTCTGAGTCCCCGGTGTGGTAAAAATCTTGGTGACTACCCGGTTGCTCAAAGGCAACGGACCGGAACTGGTGCCATCCTGATAGAGAACCTGCCACGAGCTTGAGTTCGAGCCATCGTAAAGGCTGCTGAGGGTGATGGTCAAAGTCTGCCCGAGAAGCAGGGTGCTGTTGTCATAAGCTACAAGGCTGCTCGTAATAGCGGGCGGGAAAGTGTGGTACACATCCCAGAAGGGGCTGTCCTGATATTGAGTAAGGTCGGAGGACACTGCAACCATACTCATGGCATAACCGCTCACCTGCAAGGTCTCTTCAAAGGACGGACTGCTTACCGTTCCCCCAAAACTCAAGCCGGTGGTGAAGACGGAAGTCGGAGAAGCATTCGGCGGGGTAGCAAGGTAGATGTTCCACCCGGAGTAGAGCGTGTATCCGCCATTGACCTTGGGCGGAGTCCAGTTTACCGTGAGGATATAACTTTCACTTATATCAGCTATTGTTGGAGAGGTTGGTAAAAGGGGTAAACTCATATAGTTTTTGTTTTCCTCTTTAAGGATTCCCGATTAATCGCCGCCAATCTAATCTTGGCTATGGTTTCGGGAGAATGTTTACGACCAATACGGGCAGCACTCAATTTGGCAAACATTTCTGGTGTACCCATAGTATGTTGAAGAGAAGCTCTAATCTTTGCTCGATGTTCATCCGAAAGTGTTTTTCCTGTCATAGCAAGACTTAACTTGGCACGAGTTTCTGGGGATAATTTTTTACCGGTTCGTACCTTGCTTAAGTTAGCGCACCATTCAGTCGAACGAACTTTTCCCGTATTGGCTGCTCGTATCTTAGCACGAGTTTCCATTGAACACGCCCCACGATGGATTCCTTTAAGGGACAAACTTATCTTTTTTCTTGTTTCCAAAGTGTGTTTCCTACCTGTCATAATCTTGCTTCTCTGAATACGACTCTCAGGTGACCACCTCACCCCTATCGCTGAGCATTCACCACCGGTACTATAATTGTATCCAAAATCAGGATTCGTTGAACGATGGTTAAGTATTTCCTTTATTTCCAGCACGTTAACTTCTTCTTTAGAAAGATGTGGTCCATGTAACACTTTTATGTCAAAGGATTCAAGACCATACTTTTTTAATGCCCTATAGAGCCTAAGACCCTTTCTTTTAACTTCGGCACAATGTCCCCTCCATCTTGTCTTTATCCCATTGGAAGTCTGACCAACATAAACCTTTCCATTCACTTTATTAGTGATAAGATAAACTAGCCATACACGAGACTTTTTCATAAACACACAACCTTAAATCTGTGTAACCACAGAGCTTGTAGAATCGGTTGTTATTCCCCCGATAAAGGGGTCCAGAGCAACTGATCTTGCCAATATCGAATTTGCCGTCAGATTGGCTGCGCCTGCGGTCTGGAAAGTGCTGTCCGCCACGATGGTGGAGTTAAGCTGAGCGTAAGCCACAACCGTACTGGGGGCAATATTTGTCTCCTGACTGATTCCGTGCATAGACAGGTTGGTGCAGGAGGACCGCTCTGCGATGAAGAAAGCTCCGGGGGTATCCCCGACCGCTACGGCAAGGGCCACACCGGATACAGTAAGCTCCGACTGAGACAAGACAAAGCCGGTGCCGGAAGTCGGCAAGCTGACCGAACCTCCGGTCATAATAACACCGCAGCCCTGCTCGAACCCGCCCGCCTGTGCATTGTTGACAAACACACAAGACACAAACTCTATATCGGAGTCAATACCGTAAACAGCGGGATTGACAAATCCTTGGAACTGGATGTTATTGAACAACACCCGGCTGTTGTCTACGAAGAACGCCGAGGTCGGCCCGTCGCCAAATCCACTGAATCCTGTGGCGTCAATGACGATAGGACTGGTAGCACTCGCCGTGCTAGTGATAACAATACGTCCCTCTTCCTGAATGGAGAAGGCGAGATTAGCAAGAGCATACCACTTGGCAGTACGAAGTGTTCCATCACCAAGAGCGATTACCTGCAAAGTGGAAGCGAGGCGGGTGATGTTATACGCTATACCCGTGGTGATAAGTTGAATGGAACAGGGGTGACGGAGGACCGGAGGCAGGCTGTTTACTGCCGCCGTGATGGTGAGCTTCGGCGTAGTCGGGTCCAGACCATCATTGGAGTCGTTGCCGCTTACATT